ATCAACCATTAGATAACTGGAATGTGAGTATGGTGACCAATATGAACCAAATGTTTCGTGATTGCACTAATTTTAACCAACCTCTGGATAACTGGGATGTGAGCATGGTAACTAATATGTCTATGATGTTTCGTGGTTGCAGAAGTTTTAATCAACCATTAAACAATTGGAATGTGACTAGTGAAACTATGATTGTAAATATGTTTGATAATTGTGCAATTGAAGAACAAAATAAACCAATACCTAGAACACGTGTTACTGTTAATCCTCATCATGTTCACTGTGTAGCAAGTAAAATTAATTATTCAAAATTAAATGATTTTTTTAAAAAAGAAAATAATAATAGCATTGACATTAATGAGACACCACCAGACATTATTGATTATGCTGATTTTATTGAAAACTCATTGTTATATATTATTGATAAAAATAATGAATCTAAAGATATAAAACAATCACAAAAAACAAAGTTGCATTCAATTATGTTGTCAAGATTGAATATGTTAAATTATGATGACTTGCAACCAACTATTCGAATATCAATAATTAATTCTTTAGAGTATTTAAAATTACAACCACCTAATTTCCAAAAAATGTATGTATCAACATTTCTTCATGATAATGTTAATGCTTATGAAGGCGATGAAGGCATGTCTTGTGCTGGAGGTATTTTAGACAGAATAATAACATCTTTTACAGGTGCTTGTGTAGCAATGATATCTGAAGGTATTGAAAACGACAGTTATGAGGAACTAAAGGCAATAACCGCAGCAGACCCTAATAAAATGATTGATTTATACATTCAAGATTGGTATAAATTACATAATAAAGATTCACCAGAAAAATTTCCACTAGTAATGAATATTCAAGAAAAAAAAGAAAACTTAAGACAATATTTATTACAAAAATTTCCAAATGAAGGTCAATTAATAGATAATAAAATAATAGTTTTTGAAAATGCAATAGGTTTTGAAGATGATGATTTCACATATGGAGGAAAAAATAAAACTAAAAAATATAAAAAATATAAAAAATATAAAAAAACCAAAAAGAATGCTAAGCTAAAAACAAGTATAAAAAAAAATAAAAATAATAAAAAACAAAAAAGGTTTACAAAAAGAAAATAATATATAATACTTGACAAGTTTTAATTTTTGCGACTTTTATTATTTTTGCGACCTTTTCTTGTTTTACGGTTTTTTTGCGTTTTTTTGCCTTTTCTTGTTTTTCGGATTTTACGTTTTTTTCCTCCAGTTAACGATTCATTCGTAGTATTATTACTTTCATTGCTTTCATCAACATTTAAATCTGACAAATGTAATGAGCCTTGAGAAGAATTATTTAAGTCAAATATATTATCATCAGAATTTTCACTGTTGTTTGAAATATTCTCTCTAGTTGTGTTAAATGATTCGTCTAAATTAAAACTAATATCATTTTCATCGTCTAAATTGTGTTGTTCATTTTCAACATTTGGTATATCAGAAATAACAGATTCATTTTCATCATCATCAGCGCCATTAACAGTGTCTTCAATTGACTGGATGATTTCTTGTGGAGTAAACTGAACGCCTGTTTCTGGATTAATCTGTTGGAGTGACATTCTAATTATATTTATGTTATTTATTCCATTTTCTTGAAAAATATTAATATCACCATCCGTAAATCCTAATGCAGCTAATTCTTGCCTATCTTCATTGCTAAAGTCTCCTCCACGCATTTTTTTAGTGTATTTTTTATGGTGTTTTTTATGTCTTTTTGAATTTTTATTATGTTTGGACATGATATAATGTATTTTTGCCATTTTCTTTGCTACAATTTTCACAATAACCATTAATTTTAAGTAACTCACGAAAAGATTTTTTAAATTTATTATTGCAATTATCAGTTAAACAACAACCTTCTATAACTGTATTTCTATTTATAAATTCGTCTACATAATTTTGCAACAATGATATGTTATTTTTATCACAAAAATCTATTAGCATCTCTTTGTCATATTTTACGACACATTCTTTTATTTTTTTTATGGTGATTACAGCCATACATGTTTTGCAATAAGCACCTGTTTTTACTAGTTGTCTAAAATTTTTACTAAACTCATTACAACAATCATTTATAGTGCATTTACCTTTAATATAACTTTCACGTTTTATATTTTCATTTTCATAGTTATCTGTCAGTTGAATATTATTATTGTTACAATATTCAATTAAAGTCTGGCTGGAATATTTCATTTATATACATTAAATTCTCGAATAAATTTTAAATTTGTTTAATAAAATATATTATGTGACGTAAAATATATTTTATTAAAATGATATAAAATTATGTGACGATATTATAGTTTAAAATCCCCCAGGGAAATGAACTAAATTCGCTCCAATTCCGAATCCTGCGCCTGTGCGAGCATTAACACCCATAGATGGAATATAGGTATCAAGGATACTAAATGTTGCGGCGGCAGTTAAGGCAATCAAAATAATTTCTTCAACATTTAAAGAGCGTTTAGGAATGGCGTATGCGGCAATAGCAACCATTAAACCTTCAACAAGATACTTAATAATTCTCTTAACGAGTTCAGCAACGTTGATTAAACCGTTCATTATATTAAATAATAAGAAAAAAATATATATATGCGATAAAAAACTTAAAATTAAATTATTTAATTAAATAAAATGGAACATTCTAAAGATAAACATTCCAAAAAAAATGGTTTTGAAAGAAAGCAACTTAACGGAAAAAAAAATTCTAAATATGTTGACCTATTAGAAGAAGATAAACCTATTGCAGGTCAAAAGTTTGTTTGTGTATCTTTTGTTTCTCCTGAAAATATAATTAAACAGAAAAATATGTTTTTATTTGAGGAATTCCTAAAGAAATGGGATTTTAATAAATCTATGGAAAAATTTATTCAGTTCTTAAATTTTGTTTCATACAAATACAACATTTCTTTTGACGACATCTCTAATGATTTTAAAGACTTTGTTAAGGAAGAAAAAGAAAGCATATCAAAATCTTTAATTGAAGACGATTATAAAACATTTTTAGATAATAATGAAGCCGAATTAGAGAAAAATTTTAATCGTTCATATAACTTTCAAACTTCTACAAGAGGGTTAAAGATTCGCGGTTCTTATCCATCTATGGAAGAGGCAGAGTTAAGGTGCAAAATGTTGAGAGAAATAGATCCAAATCACGATATTATGGTGGGACCTGTTGGCGTTTGGATGCCTTGGGAACCTGAAGCATATAAAACAGGCCGTGTAGAATATTTGGAAGAAGAGCTTAACCAGTTGATGCATGAAAAAACTAAAAACGAATCTAACGCTAAAACCGCATTCGAACAAAGAATTAAAGAAACAAAACAAAAGGCAATTGATGAGAATATTAAAAAGGCCGAAAAGTATGGCACTACATTATCTCAAACTATTGATGATGATGGTAACTTAGTTGGTGTCAATGGTGTAAACACACAAGAGTTCGCATTAAAAGAACAAGAAAATATTTCAACTGCTGACATTTGTACGGAGTTATTTGAAGGTGATAATGTTGTTATTGGCAAGACTGACTACGGACAAAGTCAACTTCTCAGTGGACCTTTTGCACCTAAAAAGGAACAAGAAACATAAAAAAATAATCATAAAAAAAGTAATTTAAAAATAATAATATAATAAATAAAATGAAGATTTGTTATATTATATCAACATGCGACAAATATATTGATACAAGAGTTAAATACCAAATGGAGATTATGTTTAAATATATTGATAAAAATGATATTTATTATTTGACTTCTATGCCTGATATAAGTAAAAGGCATTTTGGATGGTTTTGTCCTGATGACGCCCAAAATATAACGTGGAAGTATATTCATTTTATTTATAATATGGATATTCCTAATTATGACTGGTATATATTTATAGATGATGATACTTTTGTATATCATAATAGATTAGAAAATTTGTTGTCTCAGTATAATTCTAATGAAAACTATTATATTGGCAAAGAACTAGACCATATAAAGAACGATTTTTGTTTATATATGTCAGGTGGAGCTGGATATGCCATATCAAAGTCTTTATATTTACTTATTAAAGAATATTTAAAAAAAATCGGGATTAACGAAGCATATTATCCTTTAATAAATTTAAAAGAACAATTTTGTGATGATTTATGTATTGGAATATGGATTCAGGATATCGCAAAAGAAATTCCTGTTAAACAAATAAATAATGATTTATTTCACCTTGACCTAAACGCTAATGTAAATAATGCTATTACAGTTCATAAAGTTATTACAAAAGAACAATATGAATTTTACTATTCTGTTTTAGATAAAGAACCAATTAAAAATAAAAAAGATACAGTTTTTGTTCTTATTACAGACTTGAATTATTTTTATAAAGTTAAAAAGACAATCATAGATTTAAGGTCTAAAGGAAAATGGGATGGCGATATTGTTGTTATCACAATTGATTTCCAGTTAAATACTAATTTTAAAGATTTTTATGACATTACTGAAGTACAGTTCAACAAGATAGATAAAACAATTTTACAGACTATTATCGGACCTGATGGATTTATAGATACTACGGATAAGAGAGAAATCCACAAGTTAAACCAATGGGAAAAATTACACGTGTTCGACGATTATTTTAGGAGTTGGCAACGCGTTGTATTCTTGGATGCTGGCCTACGAGTATTAGATAATGTTAAATATTTACTTAATCTAGACTATAAAGGTAAGTTATTAGCACCTACAGATGGTAAAATAAATGAAGCCAATAAATTTAAGTGTCAATTAAGTTATGATAAGCCTGAATTGATTAATAATTTAATAACTGAATATGGAGATTATATATTAGATTCTAATTATATGTTAAACTGTATGTGGGTTTATGATACGGATATTTTAAATTTATGTAATAAAACGCAATTGGTAGAAGCTATGAATGAATATACATTTTGTAAAACGAATGAAATGGGAATAATGAATTTATTGTTTCATTTTAAATATAAATTATGGGACCAACTACCTGTAAAAGCATCGAATGACAAGATTTTATTCGATTGGTGCGAATTAAATCAAAAATACCCGACAACGTGGAAAAATTATTGTTTTATTAAATACTCTGTTAGCATTACATTTGAAGATACTTAGAAATAAAAAATAATATATTTTTGAAAATTATTACACTTTTAACATTTCAAACGCCTATTATTTATTTACCATTTATTTGTTTTTTTTACATTTATTTTAGGTCCAGCACCGCGTTTCTTAACGGCATTTGGGTCATATTTTTCTTCTTCATCATCGTCGCCAATATTTTTAGACAATTCCCAAAATTCTTTAGAGCCTAATCTGAAGTCATTATGGTTATCAGCTTTATACCAAAATACCTGATCGTATAATTTGTTAGACTTTGAATTATTATTTATAACTAGACACTCATAATTTTCAGTACATTGATCCATTACTTGACAAAAGCTTTCAAAAGTTGGAAACATACCAGCATAATTTTCATATATACGTCTTCTATTTGCGATATAATTTTCTCTCAAA